TTAAGGTAGGGTGCCAGATGATTCTGACACCCTTCTCGTTACTCGCTCAAACAGTTATTAGATACGATATTATAGTTACCGCACTTGGTGGGGGCTGTCCAGTCAGCAATTAAATCGCGACTGCCTTCGAGATGGTCAGACCATGCGTCTCCCGCAACAACACCTTCTGTTTCCCATACTACATCGAATTGACCGTCATCTTGAATCTCGCCAATTAATACTGGCTTAGAAAGATGATGGTTTTTGTTCATTAAAGCTCTTCCGCCCGTTAGATTTGGTACTTCTATTCCAATCATGGCTTGTTCAACTGCGTCTACGTCAGTAGTTCCTGCGAGTTGTACTGCAGTTGCCCACATTTTAAAACCAATATAAGTGGCTTCCATGGGGTCATTAGTAACTCGATCTTCACTACCAATAAATGAGTGCCAAGACTCTATAAAGTCTTCATTAGCTTCATTATAGACACTTTGAAAGTAATTCCAAGCAGCTAAATGTCCTACTAATGGGGCAGTATCAATTCCGGATAATTCCTCTTCTCCAACTGAAAAAGCAATTACCGGAATCTCTTCAGAAGAAATTTCTTGATTTCCCAATTCTATATAAAAGGGAACGTTGGCATCTCCATTAATAGTGGAAACAACTGCTGTCTTTCTACCTGTAGAACCAAACTCCTTAATCTCCGAAACAATACTTTGCCAATCTGAGTGAGAGAATGGGGTGTAGTTGATCATAATATCTTCATCAGCTACGCCTTTTGATTTTAGATATGCTTCTAGAATACGGTTAGTGGTTCGTGGGTATACGTAATCAGTTCCAGCCAGGACCCATCGTTCAGCACCAACTTCATTCATCAAATAATCAACAGCAGGAATTGCTTGTTGATTAGGAGCGGCGCCTGTATAAAATACATTTTTGGATGATTCTTCACCTTCATACTGAACCGGATAGAATAAAAGGCCATTTAATTCTTCGATTACGGGTAATACAGACTTCCTAGATACTGAAGTCCAACAGCCAAAAATTACATCTACTCCTTCTTGACTGATTAATTCACGGGTTTTTTCTGCGAACAGAGGCCAGTCAGAGGCTGGGTCAACAACTACTGCTTCCAATTGCTTCCCTAGTAGACCACCCGCTTTGTTTTGCTCATCTATCATCATTAATACTGTGTCTTTTAATGTGGTTTCACTAATAGCCATAGTGCCTGATAATGAGTGCAATACTCCAACTTTAATAGTGTCCTGAGCTTCAGCAACTACAGTCCACTGTAAAATGAATAATACTAATAGTATCTTCATCTTGTTCATAACAACTCCTATTTAAAAATGTCTTTCCAATTTCCTGTTGTACTTGCCTTGGAGTACTCAGTGGCTCGATTTTCAAAAAAGTTAGTGTGCTCTACTCCATTTAACATATAATCAAGCCATGTCAGGGGGTTAGAGGTGCTTCCAAATATTTTTTTCATGCCTAAACCAAGCAAGCGCCTATCAGCAATATATCGGATATACTCTTTTACTTCTTCAGATGTGAGATCGGGTACTTCTGCGTTCTCAAAACATAAATCAATGAAAGAGTCTTCCAACTCTACAGTTCTTTCTGCGGCACAATAGATTTCATACTTTAAATCATCATTCCATATGTACTTATTTTCCTTAATAAATGTACGAAATAACTGTGTCATTCCTTCAACGTGCAAACTTTCATCTCGAACAGACCAAGTAACGATCTGTCCCATTCCCTTCATTAAGTTGTGTCGAGGAAAATTTAAAAGAATTGCAAAACTACTGAATAATTGAACCCCTTCTGTAAAGGCAGAATATATAGCCATAGTCTTGGCTAAATCTGTAGGGTTCCGTGTTCCAAAATTACTTAAATACTCATGCTTGTCTAACATTGCCTGATATTCTAAAAACATTTGATACTCTTCGTCCGGGAATCCTAGTGTTTCTAGCAATAAGGAGTACGCCTCCTGGTGTACGGCTTCCATAGATGCAAAAGAAGCTAGCATCATTCTTACTTCGGGTTGTTTAAATGTAGGTAGATAATGATTAGCATAGCCAGCACATACATCTACATCTGCTTGTGTAAAAAATCTAAAAATCTGAGTAATTAACTTTCGATTTTCTACTGTTAGTTTTTCTTTGTAGTCCCTTAAATCGTCGGCCAGATTTACTTCACTAGGCAGCCAATGCATTTGTTGCTGAAGTTTATAATTCTCAAATGCCCAAGGATAATTAAAAGGTTTGTAATAATTTCGTTCGTCTAATAGTCCCATTTTAACCTTCGCACGCTAAGCACGTTTCATCTGAAATTGAATCGAATATATACTGTCTAAGAACTTCATCAGATACATTATCTGCGCGCTTTATAGCTTCACTTCTTAAATAATATAGCGTTTTCACTCCTTTTTTCCATGCCATTATATGTACTGCATGGAGTTCTTGCTTTGAAACATTTGCTGGAAAGAATAGATTTAGAGACTGACTTTGACAAATATATTCTTGCCTATCAGCAGCAAACTCTACAAGCCATCTTTGATCCATTTCTACTCCAGTCTTAAATATATCTTTTGTGTCTTGATCTAGAAATTCTAAATGTTGTACTGAACCATCGTGAGTAATAATACTTTGCCATATATCAGCATTATTCATACCTATTTCATCTAGACAATGTTCTAAGTATTCGTTTTTGAGAAGGCTACTTCCTGTCTTAGTTTTTTGTACAAATGCGTTAGCGCGATAGGGTTCAATGCTTGGGCTAGTGTTACCACAAATAATACTGCTGCTAGCATTAGGAGCAATAGCCAATAGATGGGAATTGCGAACGCCACAGCCAACAGCGTCAGGACATTCTCCACGCTCTTTTGCCAAAAGTTTTGTTGCTTCATTTGCCTTCTCCTTTATTTCACGGAACATATTTTTGTTCCTAACTTTCGCTATAACTGATTCAAACGGGATACTGTGTCTCTGTAGATATGCATGGAATCCCATCGCTCCCAAGCCTAGACTTCTTTCTTGCCTGGCACTATAAACTGCTCGGTGTAGTTCTGGGGGAGCGTTATGAATGAAATGGTCAAGTACATTATCTAACATTCTAATAAGATCTGGGATAAATAAGTCATTATTTTTCCACTCATCGTATTCCTCCAGATTTACACTTGATAGGCAGCAAACGGCTGTTCGATCTTCGTCTGTGGCCAGTGTAATTTCTGAACATAAATTAGAATGACGGACTTTTAGACCTAATTTTTGTTGAAATTCTGGTAAAGCCTTATCAACGGTATCTTTAAACATTATATAAGGCTCGCCAGTTTCTACACGATTTTGTATAAGTTTTACCCACAGTGTTTTTGCAGGTACAGTCTTTACTACTTTGTTCGTATGGGGATCAATCAAATCCCAAGAGTCATCAAAGTTTTCTTCTCTTGTTGCGCCTTCTATGAGACGCATGAAGTCATCAGTAATAACAATAGCGTGGTGCAAATTAATAGATTTTCTATTAATGTCGCCTCCAGTTGGCTTACGAATATCAAGAAACTCCTCCACTTCTGGGTGAGATATGTCCAAATAGGCTGCATAGCTTCCTCTCCTAGTTATACCCTGAGAAAATGCTAACATTTCCCCATCCACTACTTTTAAAAACGGAATCACTCCCGTACTTTCAGAGCCGTTACTGGTTGAAGAACCTACTCCTCTAACACTGCTCCAGTTACCTCCAATGCCTCCACCTACTGAGGACAGAAAAGCGTTCTCAGTATAGTGAGATGTTATTCCGCCTCTACTATCTTCCACATGATTCAAAAAACAACTTATAGGCATACCTCTAGTGGTGCCACCATTACTTAGAACTGGAGTAGAAAACATAAACCATAACTTACTGGCATAATTATATAATCTTTGTGCATGGGCTTCATCGTCTGCAAATGCGTTCGCAGCACGCGCAAAAGCTTCTTGGGGAGAAACTTCATTGTTCAACATGTATCTATCATTCAGAGTTTTTATACTGAACTCAGATAAGTATTTATCCCTATTGTAGTAAATATCCATCTATAATTCTCCGGTCTATCTCTGATATATTATCAGCTCCAATTGCATCTTCACAATATGTTATTAAATCCATTAATTGATAATTTGTGAGTAATCTCTCACCGTTAGCATTTAATTCCTGTATATGTTTATATCTACTATCTATGGGTAAATGATCATAAATATCGTATGCAGTTCCTAGGTCTCTTATAAGGCTAGCAGCCCTCTTTGGACCAATCCCTGTGATACCTGCTACGTTGTCTCCTTTGTCTCCAATTAAACATTTGAATGAAATATAGTTATCCCTATCTACTTCGTAATGTGTTGACCAGTTATCTACTGTTACTTCTTTTCTCGTAACATAAGAGAACCTGGACACCCCTTCTTGTATTAATAAATCCCAATCTCTGTCACTAGAGATTAGCCAAATATTTTCATATTTGAACTTGTCTCTATGTTTTACTAAATATGCTGCAATATCATCTGCTTCTACTCCTCTGAATCTAAGCACAGGATAATCTTTAGATAAACGTACTAAAGTTTTTTCATACTCTTCAAAGAAGTCTTCAAAAGCTTTTTTCTGTTCATCTGTTTGTTCTGCATATTTATCTTTTCTACTCTGTTTATAATCAGCACTTATAGCTTTTCTATATGTAGATGTACCTAGGTCTGAGGTAATAACTATATTATCACACTTATAGGAATGAGCAAGAGATATAACAGTTCTTACATATTCTTCACAAAAATCTGTTTTCCCTTGGTGTTTCCATCTAAAAGCTAAGTTTAACGAATCTACTATTAGTACTGAGCCTGAATCTTTTTCTAGTACCTTTGAAAAATTAAACGCCATTTTCTATGAACTCTGTATTTTCTGAATTTAACCACTCTTCTGCTAATAAGACATAACAGTTTAACCAGGAAATAAACATATATTTGCAACTCTTTGGTTTATATTCAGTTGCTACAAATACTTTAGACCTATTATATTTAAAAAATAACAAGGGTTTTTGATTTCCATTTTCTGCTTGTAATATTAATTTTTTCCACCACCGAATAAGATTATTAGTTTTTTCAGCAGTAAACATTCTATCGTTTAAAGGAGACTCTGAATAGTTTTTTACTTCTATACAGTAATAATTTTTCTGGTGTGGTACATAGAGATCTCCTTTTAAATACTCTAATGCACCAGAAGAAGGAACTCTTTCAAACTTTAAACCTGTATACTCCCTCAACATATCTCTTACTAGATATTCACCTCTTGCGCCTTTTGCTCTTGAATCCACCATTATTGATATAACCTACTTATATTTTCTTCTTTTACTATTTCTATTTTATCTAATAGTGGATGTGTCCAGCCATGACTGACTACATAAGTATTTAGATTTTCTTCTTGAGTTAAAACTTCTACTAACTTCTCTCTTCCTAGATCATCTAATACACTAACTACTTCGTCTAAAAATAATATATTAATTCTTGACTTAGAAATACTACTCATTAACTTACGAATTGCTATTAATGTTGCGGTATTTACTCTAGCTAATTCACCTGATGATAATGCTAGAATGTCTACTATCTTTCCATTATCTGTTATTTGTACGTTTAATTTGTCATTTAAAACTACAAATTCAAGCGTAAATCTACCATCAGAAAACTCAGCTAAATAAGTATTGACTAATTCTTCTAATTCTTTAACTAAATTTTCTATTTTATAGGCTAAAAGTCCATTTGTACTGAAAGCCTTTTTAAGTATTTCTAAATTTATGAAGACTTTATTGTGCTTTTCAACTTCGCTTTCTGCTTCTCGGAGTTGTTTTTTGAACGCTTCCGTTTGTTCTTGTATGATTTGGATCCTTGTGTTATTTTTTGTGCGCTTTTCGTTTTCTTTCGCGATTTCTCCCAGCTTTTCTTTTGCTGTATGAATTCTTTCACGAACTCTTGTAATGCGGCTATTAAGCTCATTGCCGTCCACTTGCTTACTTGATAAGCTATGGTCAATGCGGCTATACAAATCTTCCCAATTTTTTTGAATACTGAGCTTATTTTTGTACTGTTCGTTGTTGGTTTTAATCCTCCCAATTTGTGTGAGTATGTTGCCACTTTTTTCTTTTGCCTCCTCTACATTATCTAATTCGGCTTGTATTAAGTCTTTTTTAAATCTTCCATCTACTGGTTGCTCACAAGTAGGACAAGTATCTCCTAGCTTTAATAACTTTTCTAATAATTTATTAGAATTACTTATGGAAGCTTTTATACTTCCATCTTCAGTTTGTAACTCATCATAAGATAGCAACTCACTGGCATTTATTATATTGGCTTTATTAATATCTATCTGTCTAAATAAGTCTTTATAGCTATTATTATTTTTTATTTTTTTGTTTTTTTCAGAGATATTTTCAAACTGTAATAATAAAGACCTTAAAGTCTCTTCGTCTTGAGATGTGTCAATTTCTAAATTTAACATTGGAAGTATGGTAGTAGTCTCCAATTTATTGTCACGTAACCATTTTTCTATCGTTGCTATAGCCGCATTTATCTCGGTGATCTTAGCATTTTCATGTCTCGATGCTTCTTTAAAAACCTCAAACAACACGACATATTCTTCCAAGTGTAGTAAATCAATTAGGAACTTCTTCCTATTCGTATCTGTAGCAGTTAAAAATTGCAGACTACTATTGGTGTTCTGATAGACTAATTGACTAAATGTTTTGAAATCTATACCTAAGACTTCTTGGAGGGTCTTGTAGGTATTTGTAGCAGTGTGACTGGAGATATCCTCTCCGTCTTTTAGTAACTTTACTTTTATACTTGCTTTTCTATTTACAATTACTTCATATAAAATATCTTCTTTACTAAAAGTTAAATGAATATCATAGCCATTATTGATATATCTATTAGGAATATCGGCTTTTTTTATTCCTTTTGAGTTCTTATTATATAATGCTTCTTCAATAATTAATGGAACAGAAGATTTTCCCATTCCATTTTTACCAATTATTTGTGTAACATTATTACTATCTAAGTCAAGTTCGTTGTCACTACCGTAGCTGAAACAATTATTCCATTTGAGCCTTTTGAGAGTAATCATTAAATGTTCCTATGATCTCGGTTACGTTGTTAGGGTCTATCTCTAGTATATATTTTAAATATTCAACTAGCTCATCTTCTAGAGTCATTTCTTTATTAATTAGAAGGGCTGCCTCAGAGTTTCGTTTTACTACTTTTTTATCTAGTAACTCTGAGTTTTTAATTGATGCCAGCTGTTGAATATCTCCTTCTATTTCATAGATAGTATGATTATATTCCGTAGGAATCATTTCTTCAGCATTTTTTACAGTTTTTCTAATCAATTGGGGTAGGTGAAACTCTTCCCACATCCAGTCCCAAGTATTCTCAGCAATTAGTAGAAACCCTGTTTTCACTTCGGTTCTATGAAAGGAGGTAGTCATAGGGCTACCAGGATAGACGATGTTTCTTTGTGTATTACTATGTGCATGTAAGTCCCCCGCAAACACAACTGGAAACGGATCAAACCTAGCTAAATCAACCTCGGGTTTCACATGAGGGGGTATTTCACCCCTCACATGAGTAAACAAAGGCCAATCGGGATTGAACTTTTCAATGCTGTTATCTTTATGAAGTTCTGCGTATGGAAGAATACTAAAACCTAAATCCTTATCCTCATAGGATATGTCAATAACACTGACTAATGGATTTATCTGTCTAGTGACATCTTTTAGTTGAGTGAAGAATGTTTTATTCTTTCGTGTGGCTTCATGATTACCATCAAAAATTATGGTAGGTCGTTGGGCTTTGGATATAAAAGAAAAATATAATTCTAACTCTTCCATAGTGGGCAACCTATCAAATAGATCGCCCCCTATAATGTGCATGGCACATGACTTTTCTTGTTCTCTTATTGCTTCAAAAAATAACTCGTACCGATTTAATGCCCATTCTTTCGGGACATTTTTTTGGCCTAACTTTAGATGCCAATCGGCTGTGAATAGTATCATGCCACATCAAATTCGTCTTCAAGAGTCTCATCTACATCTTCAACAGTGGCTTTTCTTATGCTATCCAAAAGCTCTTTTTGAGCGTCTGGAGTTGGTCTAGCCATAACATCATCCATAGATTTGATTTCGTCAGCAGCTTCCTGTTCGTCTTTAGTTAAAGAACGAGTTTTACACTTTAACACTTGTAATTGATACTCTACATTATAAGCTAGAGGACCGGTCTTTACTCGCTTGAAACAAATATCCCAACCTTTGAGATGATCGGTAGGGTCACCTAAATCTTCTGCGGCAATCATAATTTGTTCCCACAGTTTCTTTTTTAGGTTTAGTACTTTAATCTTGCCATCGGCAGGATCAATACATTGTGTAGCATAACTCCAGCCACACTTAAGATCGGGAAAATACTCTCGTACCCAATCTTTTTCTTTGTTATTAAATCGTTCTGAGTCTCTATCAAATGAAAGACATTCAAAAGGTATATTCTTACCATTTGTTCCTTCAATCCAATAAACGTACCTGGCAAGTATATCGCCTACGACACGAACTTTATTATCTCCATCTTTATAAGTATAGCTAAGGATGGAATTCTTTTGGGCTGCGCCCTTTTGTTGGTTAAATGAAATAGCCATTAGTGCTTCTCCTTCGGGACTTCTTCATATAGAAAGTGAACTAACTCATCTTCTACACGAAGTAGACTGTTTGTTTTAATGTTTTCAACAAGAAAATCTGCAAATGGAATATGCAATAATTCTAATGTTGTGGTTTGTGTCGCAGCGTATTCTGCAAGACTTCTAAATGATGCAGTTGCTAAATACGCTGCTATATCCTTATAGGAATGTTTGTACGAGTTATACAATAGGACATCTGGATGGACTATAAAACTTAGTCCATTAAAATCAACCTTACTATATTTGTAAAGTTTGTCTCCCCTATGTGTGGGGATAGATTTGTTTACTAGCATTTCAAGTATATAAAATATCTCTAAAACGTTACCACCGGATTTCTTATATATTTTTCGCCAATCGTACAACAGCATATATTATATCAATCTTTAAGGTTAATGTCAAGAACTATTTTTCAAAGCTCTTTTATTTGATACCCTTGTTTCATGTAGTATCCAACTCTATTAGACGCCTGCCTTCTGGCCGTGTCCCCTTTGAGGTGAATATCAATGATTACAGGGGTTAGTTTGTTCTCTTCTTTTCTTATAATTCGCCCTATTAGTTGGGTTAATAAAGGTTCATTGTTAATGGGTGTGCCTAGGATTAAACAACTTAATTCATTAATAGAAATCCCTTCTGAAAAAATTGCTTGGGTTCCGTATAATACGTTTTTATTTCCAAATCGAAGTTCATTTATTAATCTCTCTCGTTCCTCTTGTGGAATCTCACCAGTAACGCAGACAGCTTTCTCTCCTGTAAGCTCCGCACAGCTTTTTAGAAATGCCACTCTATCACTTACTACTAAAACTTTATGGCCTTTGTGAGCATATGCAGCCGCTAACATTGATACTGTATGTCTATACTCTTCATTACTCGCTAGATTTGTAACTCTATTGGCCCAAGGTATTCTTGCGCCATCTAGAAATCTTACTTCTGAATGTAGTACATTTATTACTGGAGCCATAAAATTTTCTTTTGGAGGCTTAAGAACATTAGGACTGAAGTAGTCTCTAAACACAACGTGCTTTCCATCTTTACGTTCTATAGTGCCTGACAAGCCAATTTTATATCTACAGTAGTTTGTATCTAATATTCTAGAAAAAGTAGGACTGCTGACATGGTGCATTTCATCTAAGATGAGAGTTCCAAATTCTTTACGAATTTTTTCTATATTCCTATAAAGAGTTTGGATATTTCCTATCACAATAGAACTATTAGTATCAAACTGTCCGCTACCAATGATTCCAGGTTTAAATCCAAATACTTTTTCTACTTCTTTTGCCCACTGATTTCTTAGGGGAATAGTATGAACAACTACTAATGTCTTCTGACCTAGTTTACCAGCTATTGATAGACCTGTAAAAGTTTTGCCCCAACTAACCCAAGCATTTATTATACAGTTATCTTCTACTGTATCATGTACTTCTTGTTGGCTCTTTCTTAGCTCGTATTTAAACTCAGGGAATGTTTCTGGTTTTATTATTCTTTTATCTACGATCTCATGTCCATGGGGTATCAAATCAGTACGACCTATGGGAATAGTTACTATGCCTGGTCGTATAACTGCCATGTTTTTTATTACTTGGGGAACCAGGTCCTTTGGATTTTTTGGAGGTACTACATATGT